TGTTGCAAGCATGGCAGTTCAAACATTGGGTGGCACTGCCTTTACGGACAAACAAGCTCACTTGGCGCACAAGGTAGTAGTAAAGTATAAAAGGCAATTGGCCAATATTGGTATTGACTTAGGCTCCATAGAGCACCAACCGCAGTATCGAATTCCTATTAGGTCTGTTAACCGTAATAAAGAAATTGATATTGTTAACAATAAGATTGTTTTGAGGTTTCCTTATGATCCTGAAATAATCAGTTTTGTTAGAGAAACCGGCAAGGGTATCCCCGGCGATTTAGTTTTTGATCACAGTCAAAAGAATTGGATTGGTTCTATAGTTGAACCTCGTTTACTTTGGCTTGAGAAGTTAGTTGATAAATATCAGTTCACCTTGAGTTCAAGTGTGCAAATCTATCTACAAAAGGTCAAAGATCTTTTAAACGAAACTTATACCATTGAACTAAAACAGCAAAACGACAAGTTGGTTGTTTCCAACGCCGAATCAAGCCTAACTGGCTACATTGAACAAAATTTAGGCGGCTTTGGTCTAGACAATTTGATTAGATTAATTGATTACAGCAATATTCTTGGCTATACCATTGATAAACAGTTGACCGAAGAACATATAAAAAATTTTAAACTGCCTGTGCAACAATTACTGTTAAAAAAAGAATCTCATTTACCCTTAAAGGATACTGATAATTTGGATCATATTATCAAGTATGCTGAGCTGACTGATCGTTTTCCAATCTTTGTTTATGAACCAAACGCCACAGATCTGTCGGAATCGTCTATGGCTAGAGTATTAGAATCTAAATTTGGATCCAGTGTTTTAAAACTAACACCTCGGCAAAGAAAAATTGATCTCGGTGACTATCGTTGTGTACATTTTAACAGCAGACCACCTGCTTTAAATTTTCAAATTCCACTGTTGATTACTTTACACGGCATGATGGTTGGTGTGAAGAATCAGCAACTAATTCAGTGCTCGGAAAAGGTTGTATATGGCACTGAAAGTGTGTACAATTCCAACTTGATATGAATCAATGCGTATTAGAAATTAACGACGAAGTTAATGTAAAAATCAAAGGACTTGATCTGAATGATCGGCGCGAGTTGGTCAATAGATATAAGTTTGAAATTCCTGGTGCCCGATATTTGCCGGCGGTACGATTAGGGCGTTGGGATGGCAAGGTCAGTTACTTTCAACTAAGTGGTAGTACTTATATTAATCTACTGCCTGAGATTTTGCCCTATCTAGAAGAACAAGGGTACGATGTAGAACTAATCGATACAAGAGACTATCCAACTCAATTTGATTTTACTGCCGTGGCCGAAGATACTTTTGCCCAGCATGTATGGCCCAAGGGACATCCATTGGAAGGCAAGCCTGTATTGTTACGCGATTATCAGATAGAAATTATTAATCGATTTCTTACTACCCCACAGTGCTTGCAAGAAATTGCCACAGGTGCGGGTAAAACAGTAATCACGGCTGCACTAAGTCATTCAGTAAGTAACTATGGTCGCAGTATTGTAATTGTTCCTAACAAGAGTTTGGTTACACAAACAGAAAAAGACTATGTCAATCTAGGATTAGATGTAGGTGTGTTCTTTGGTGATCGCAAAGAATTTGGACGCAGACATACTATTTGTACCTGGCAAAGTCTAAATGTGTTGCTTAAGAATACTAAAAATCACGAAGCAGAGATCACCATCCAAGAATTTTTAGAAGATGTGGTCTGTGTGATTGTTGACGAGGTGCACATGGCCAAAGCCGATGCTCTCAAACAATTGCTCACTGGTGTAATGAGTCGTGTGCCTATTCGTTGGGGGCTTACTGGAACTATACCTAAAGAAAAGTACGAGTTTATGGCATTGCGATGCAGCCTTGGTGATGTTGTAGGCAAGCTCAGTGCCAGCGAATTGCAGTCACAAGGTGTCTTGGCACAATGTCACGTAAACATTGTTCAACTTGTTGATTATGTTGAGTATGGTAATTATCAAAGCGAACTCAAATATCTACTAGAAACAGAACGCAGATTAGACTATATCAGCCAAATGGTTGAACGTATTCGAGAAGCAGGTAATACATTGATTCTGGTTGATCGTGTGGCTGCTGGACAGGCATTAGTTGCACGTATTAAAAATGCAGTGTTTGTTTCTGGTAGTACCAAGAGTACAGATAGACAGGATGAATATGATGAAGTTGCCACAAGCAGTGACAAGGTTATTGTTGCGACCTACGGTGTCGCGGCTGTTGGTATTAATATTCCTCGGATCTTTAACTTGGTTCTCATTGAACCTGGTAAGTCGTTTGTTAGAGTTATTCAAAGTATAGGTCGAGGCATTAGAAAAGCCGAAGACAAAGATTTTGTTCAAATTTGGGATATTACCAGCACCTGCAAGTTTGCCAAACGGCACCTAACGCAACGCAAGAATTTTTATAAGGAAGCCAACTATCCATTTGCCTTGGATAAGGTTGACTATCAGAATAACTAGAGTGGAGTTTATGTCACGAATATTAAATTTAGAAACAAACAGAGCTTACGATATGAACGAAATCCCCGAAGAAGTAGAGGATTTACGTTTTTGTGTGCTTGATAATTCAGATCCTAAAAATCCCGATTATTTTTATATTCCATTAATTTTTCTTGAGAGCTTTAACAGTCCAGCACTGGTTCTTAAAATTGGAAAATGGACCATTAAAATGCCAGTGGATTGGCAATTACTAATTGGCGAAAGCGATCTTGGTGATTTAGAAGTAGTGCCGTTGACCAGTATTAACGATCGAGGATTTAGTGCTTTTTGTTTCAACCCAATTAGCAGCTTTAGACCCGAGTTCCATCCAGTGGAGATTGTGGATATCTACCAAGATAACAAATGGTACTTTCCTAAACTTAAACCTGGACAAATGTTAGCGGTACCAGTAGATTCTGATTCCGACAAACCTTTGTGTGCATTCTTTGTCAAAGAGATTAGCCGAGTCAGTGAAGTAGTTGATTTCAGCAAGGCTTGGTAGTAAAATACAATGTATGTCTAAATTAGATATTGCCACAGAAATGCAAGCGTTCGATCTCAAGGACCGTGAGTTCTATGATCAACTAACAGATGAAGAACGCAAGAAGTTCAGCACCTATCTCATGCTTAAATGGGGAGCTAATGTCGAAGGCCCGCCCGAGCTACAAGAATGGTATTTGCGAGCGCACAATGAACGAGTGAATGTAAACTTTTTTGATATCAATAGGCATCCAAAACTGCAATGGCTCGTTTGTACTACAACCAGCCCGGGTATGGGTGCACGTAGGCACTATTGGATCAAGACCAAGAAGGATGAAGATCATTCAAACTTTCGACGTGCTTGTAAGTTTATTGAAAACGAGTTTCCGTCATTGAGTAACGACGAAATTGAACTTATGGCGCAGACAAACACTATAGATCAACTACGCGGCCTGGCCAGAGAATTAGGTTGGGATGATAAACGTATTAAAAATGAACTATGACTTATGAATGTAAGTTTTGTAATCGAGAATTTGCCAAAGAGACCACACTAACCAGTCATGTCTGCGAACCTAAGCGCAGACATCAGCAGGAGAACGAAACAGGAGTTCAGTGGGGCTTGCAGGCTTATTTGTTATTTTACAATACTACACAATCATCTATAAAGACCAAGACTTATAAAGATTTTTGTAAAAGTTCTTATTACACAGCTTTTGTAAAATTTGGTAGGTATTGTGTGAGTATTCGTTGCATTAATTTTTTGTCATTCACTCAATGGTTACTTAAAAATAATAAGCGTTTAGACAATTGGACTTCGGACAATTTATACGAAGAATGGATTTTTGATTATCTACGTAGAGAATCCGTTGAAGATGCACTAGAACGCAGTCTTAAAGAAATGCAAAATTATGCAGTAGAAGTAGCCGATCTAAAAAATGGTTATGTTGATTATTTTAGATATGGCTCAGTTAATCGTATACTACATCACATTGCCACCGGGCGTATAAGCCCGTGGGCAGTTTACCACTGTAGCAGTGGTATTGCTTTTCTTGATAGTTTAACAGATGATCAAATTAAATTAATTATACGCTGGATTGATCCGGACTTCTGGAAAGCTAAATTTCGTGATTCCAAAATCGATGTAAACTGGGGGAAACAGCTTCTTGACAAGGCCGGACTATGAAATTTACCAGCGATGTAGATATTGATTTTGCCGATAGACAGCAAATATTAAATCATATTCGATACATTGGTGCATCGATTATTGATAAGAACAAATCTCTACAAGCACACAATACTGGTGTGTATGTAACTGAGATCCCGCAAGATCCAGAGTCTGGGCGTGCCGCACTAGATTATCGAGATGCTGAACAAAGAGGATATATCAAGTTAGATTTTCTAAACGTTGGAGTCTACCAGCAGATTCGCAACGAAGAACATCTGAACGAATTAATTGCCCGTGAGCCACCGTGGCACAGACTTTACGAACCGGAGTTTTGTGCGCAGTTAATTCATATAGGCAATCATTACGAGACTTTGATACGCATGCCCGAGGCCGTGAATTCTATTCCTCGTCTGGCAATGTTTTTAGCAGTAATACGGCCGTCTAAAAGAAATCTAATAGGCTTGCCCTGGCAGGACGTGACCAAAACAGTGTGGGAAAAACCCACAGACGATAGTTATTATTTTAAACGTAGCCACTCAGTTTCATATGCTCAGCTAGTTGCGGTTCACATGAATCTACTGGATATTAAGTAGAACCGCCAAGTTTACGTATCAGTGTAATACTACGACGCTTGCTACGTTTAGCGGCCATTTCTTTAAGATTGATCTGCGGCCCCATGACAACCTGAACATCTTTACTGTTCATGGTTTTAACACAGAATTTAAATTCTGACCATTCTTGTTTTAAAAAAACATTGATGGGTATAAGCCTGTTACTTTCCCACCACCACTGTTCGCCTAGTTCAAGGAAACGTTTCTTTTGATCAGGTATACGTAAACTGCCAAAATCGTATATGGTAGTTATTTGTTCATCGGAATTTTGTATGATTCCGATGTACTCATTACCACCGTAGATTAGATAAGTTATAAAAGGATACCTACTTAGTAGCTGTTCTATTTCTTCCACTTTGCTATAAATAGTAAAATAATGGTCACAATCCAAAGTTATTTATATGCAAACACAGTGGAGGCTCAAATTTGGGACCCCACAATTTACACTACAAGGAATCGTCAGATGTATTCTCGACCTGTAACTATCTACCAAGGTATCGACAATCCAATACAGGTATTGGTTAAAAATCAAGACCAAAAGCTGGTAAATCTAACTGGATATACAGTACAGGCCGATATTCAAGATCCAGTCAAACGTGTTACAGTTAACTCTTTTTCTGTAAATTTTGCCAACGTTACCAATGGCCGCGGATCCTTTACTATTAATAAAAGTGTTGTAGATAATCTTGAACAGAGGATTTATAAATTGACACTACGGACTATTAAAATATCTGACAATTCTGAGAGTCCGATGTATATTGATGACAATTATAACGTTCCTTTAGATCTACATGTTCGAGCAGCTTATTACTCTGACATGGCACCAACAGCAGATACAGCTGAAACTGTATTAATCGACGGCGGGACAATAGAATGACTGTAGCTAATTTAACAATCAGACAAATAATTTTAAAACGCGGTAACTCTACGGTAAGCAGTAGCTACACAGGACCAGTAGGAGAAGTCACCTACGATACCAGTTTAGTTACTCTAAGAGTCCATGATGGTGTTACACCCGGCGGTTACATAGTTCCAACCCAGGCCAACATCAACGCCGCGGTGGCTAATACTGTTCCTACAATTGCTAATACAATTGTTCCTTCGATTGTGGCCGCAGAGTTAATTGGTATTAATGCAAATATTAATTCAGCAAATATTGCTGTTGCATCGTTGACCAGTGAACTGAGCAATTTAACTGTTGGAGTGACACCAAGTTTGAACACTCTGGGCAAGATTGCTATCAGTTTGGGCAATAATGCCACTTTTAGTTCAACAGTTGGCAATATTCAAACTGCTCTGAACAACGAAATAACCAGGGCTTCTCTTAGAGAGAACCAGATTGACAGTAATTTGTTAGTTGAGCAGGCTGCACGTATATCGGCTGACAACATCTTGGCAGCAAATATTGCATCTTTCTTGGGAATTACTTCTAATTTAGCAACAGCAGATTCTGTCGAATCTACTGCCCGAGCTGCCGCAGACGTTTTATTACAGAATAATATTAACAATGAAATTTTGTTACGATCGGCAGGAGATGCTAATTTACAAAGTCAAATTAACAGCATTATTACCAATTCAAATCCAGCTGCTCTTGATAGCTTGGCCGAAATAGTTACAGCTTTTCAGTCGTCGGATAGTAATCTTACCAGCGCACTATCTTCTTTAAGCACCTCTGCTACCAGTGCTATCAATGCCGAAGTTATTCGAGCTCAGCTAGCCGAATCTAATTTACAAAGTAACATTAATTCTGTTCAAAGCACTTTAACAAATCTTATAAATTTAGAATCGACAAACAGATCGGCTGCGGATACTAACCTACAAAATAATATTGCTGCCGAGGCCAATGCTCGTACAGTTGCAGATAGCTCTTTACAAAGTAATATAAATTCTGAAATTTCTGCTAGAATTGCAGCTGACAACTCTTTACAAGGTAATATCAATCAAGAAGTCCTTGATCGAATTGCCGCAGTTGCGGTTGTGCAAGGTAATTTAACCACCGAGATAAATGCTAGAATTGCCGGCGATCTTGCAGTACAAAGTAATCTTAATTCAGAAACTACTGCTCGTAATCAAGCAGTTCAGAATTTGTATTCGGCTATACAAACCAACATTAGTACAGTTACTTCCAGCATTTCGGTATTAAACGGCAGTTTGGCCAATGTAGCCAAAACTGGTTCTTATTTGGATTTAACCAACACTCCATCGTTGACTGCCGTGGTTGGTAACATTTTACCGGCAAATGATAACAGTCAATATCTAGGTAGTCCTGCTAAGAGATGGCATACCTTATACGTAGGCCCTGGTAGCATTGATATCGACGGCGCAAAAATTAGTTTGGCTAACAGTCAAATTAATTTCGGAGTTCCGTTAAATCTATCTAACAGCTCAATTAATTGGGCAAATGTTTCTGGTCGTCCGACATCCTTAAGCCAGTTTACCAATGATGCAAACTTTGTTACTCCGACCTATGTTTCGACGCAGATTAATAATCTAATTAACGGAGCTCCGGCAGCACTAGATACCCTTAATGAGTTAGGACAAGCATTTCAAAGTGCCGATAGCAATTTAATTGCCTCTATTAATTCTTTAACTACTCAAAGTAATCAAGCGATCGCCAATGAATCAAATGCTCGAATCGCTGCAATTAACAGTGTTCAGGGAAACATCGAAATAGAAGCCTCTGCACGTGCCACTGCTGATAGTAATTTACAAAGTAATATTTCAGCCGAGTCAACTGCTAGGATAAATGCAATTACTAGTTTACAAGGTAACATTGCCAACGAGATTTCAGCAAGAACCAATGCTATTGCCAGCTTGCAAAGTAATATTTCAGCCGAGTCAACAGCAAGAGCTAATGCCATTACTAGTTTGCAAAGCAATATTTCAGCTGAATCGTCAGCAAGAGCTAATGCCATTGCTAGTTTAGAAAGCAATATTTCTATTAGTATTGCAGCTGAATCGTCGGCAAGAGCTAATGCTATTACCAGTTTAGAAGGTAACATTGCCAACGAGATATCAACAAGAGCAAATGCCATTGCTAGTTTAGAAGGTAACATTGCCAACGAGATATCAACGAGAGCAAATGCTATTACCAGCTTGCAAAGCAATATTTCTATTCTGCAAGGTAACATTACTATTCTACAAGGTAACATTACTGCGGAATCTAACGCTCGTGGAATCGCAGTAACAAATTTACAAAACTTAATAACCAACGAGTCGGCAGCAAGAGTTACGCAGAATAATAATTTGCAGAGTGCCATTAATTCTGAAATTTCTACTAGATCTCAGGCCGATGTTGAACTGCTGGCCAACATCAATGTAATTAAATCAAATATTGGAAATTTATTTTTAAATGGAGAGGTCAATGGTAATCTAATACCAACTTCTAATCTTACATTTAATATTGGTAGCCCAACTCGAAGATACAAAGAATTATATTTGAGTTCAAATACTTTGTTTTTGGGAGAAAAGTCTTTAAGTATTAGTTCAAGTGGTGGTGTTGAAATCACTAGCGAAATTTTTGCGCCAGAAGTAAATAATAGCGGTTTAATTTTGCCATCTTGGACTACTGATCCTTCGATATATTTGAGACTTTCTAACAGCGGCGGAACGTTTGCTCCAACTTTGGAAGACATCAAATCGGGTTATGAAATTACCATGACCTCGAATTTGTTTGCTACCACTACTGTAATTGCCACTGGACCGGCGGTTTTAATTGGCAATACTGTACCGTATAAAGAATACCAAATTCCTGTTAATTCGGGACCGGTTGGTGGTGTTAATCTCAGTATTAACACAATTCTTGTAACTAAATCTATCACGGTTCAAGACAGATTAAGTCAGTTTATAAATGATTCTAATTTTGCCAACACAACTTATGTTACACAAAGCACTAGCAATCTTGCAAACGCAATAAGCCAAAGTTTGGTTACAAATTCTTTGACCAGTACCACGGCAAATATTTCTGGTAATATTAGTGCTAATTATCTATTTGGTAATGCTGCCGCAGTCACTGGTTTGTCTGATGTGGCTAAGACTGGATCATACAACAGTTTAACTGATGCACCAAACGTTGATTTAGCAGTTAGTTCGTTAGTTAGTAATATTGCTGCAATAAATCAAAAGTTTTCAACCAATTTGGTTGCTAATGTTGTTACCGCTAATTTGGTTATGGTAATGTACAACGGCAGTCTAGAAGATGTAACTAGCATTCAGCCAAACTTGTCAGCAGTATCCCAAAGCATAATTCCAACACAAGATAAAACTTATAATTTTGGTAGCGAAACTAAATCCTGGAATTTCGCTTATTTTGGTGGTGCCTACATTGGCAACATTATCCTTGACAGTAATGTCGGAATTTATTCATTGTCGTCGAATAGCAATCATTCCTTGGGAACATCCGATTCTCGATGGAAAGAAGTCTATGCTTCAACAGTCTATGCCAATACTGTTCTAGATTTCAACGGAATGCCTTTAACCAGTGGATATACTGGTAGTCGAGGCATAGTTGGTTTTGTAGGAAGTAAGGGCGACACCGGTCTTGGGTTTACTATTGCTAAAACGTACAGTAATGTTGCAGCTCTTACAGCTGATACCAGTCCTACAGAAATTGTAACCGGGCAGTTTGCCATTATCAATACTGGTAATGTTGATAACTCGGAAAATAGTAGATTGTATCTATGGACAGGAAATTCTTATACCTATGTGAACGATCTATCTGGAGCTGCTGGTATTATTGGCCCTCAGGGTTACGCTGGAAGTGCTGGCGAGCAAGGCATTCAGGGTAATGTTGGCTTTGTTGGTAGCCAAGGCAGTATCGGATTCACTGGCAGTCAAGGCAATCAAGGCATTCAGGGTAATGTTGGCTTTGTTGGTAGCCAAGGCAGTATCGGATTCACTGGCAGTCAAGGCGAGCAAGGCATTCAGGGAAATGTCGGGTTCACTGGATCTCAGGGTGTAACCGGATTTGTTGGTAGTCAAGGCGAGCAAGGCATTCAGGGTAATGTTGGGTTCACTGGATCTCAGGGTGTAACCGGATTCACTGGTAGCCAAGGCGACCAAGGTATTCAGG